TATATTTTTATATCATTTTGTCGATAAATCCCATTATTTGCCGAATTTGAATATTGTCGTTGATGGGGGTTGTGTCCAATGACGCGTCAATTTCCAGCACATTTTTTAATCCAGTAAGCCATTCCGTATGCACATTGTTGCATTTAATTAAATAATCCAGTTTTATATTGTCTTCTCCGTCTCTTCCGCGTTTTGCAATGCGTTTAAAACATACATCGGGGGGTGCATTCATATATACAATGCCGCTTAATCGATATGGTTCTGCATATTCGTCGTAGAGTTGGCTATAAATTTGATACCTAATGTCTTCCATTACGCCATCGCGATGCAACATTTTGGCGAATATTTCTTTGTCTGCATCGAGCGACCGTTCACATATGATGATTTTGGCAGTCGGATTTTCGCGAATTGTTTTGCGAATCATTGATAGTCTTGATGAATATGCCATAACTTGAAACGCAAATGCATATTGAGCAGGGTTGCCGTAAAATTTGGTTAGAATCGGAATGCCATCGTTATCACATATTTTTGCCCATAATTCGACGGGTTCTTCCAGAAACACGATTTCGGTGCACCCTTCATACAGCGTCTTTAATTTTTGCACAATCGTTGATTTGCCGACGCCAATGTTTCCTTCAATCGACACAAGCTTTGGAATTGACTTTTCTGTATATAAATATATATATACAGAACCCATAATTGCCACAAATAAAGGCAATACCATTGCGAAAAATGAGATAATTGTAATAATGAGTTGCATTTTTGGTTATAATTGTAATTAAATATTAGTTTCAATTTTATACACCTATTTATGCATTTTTATTAAGTTTGGTGAAAAATTCGGATTAATACAAATTTGCTGTGACGGATACATTTGTCCAGACAAACATTTATCTGCATCAGTTATGCTTACACATCCACGTTTACCTTCATAGTCGCCAACCAAACACCAATTCATTTTATTTGACGCAATTGAATTTTGTATGGGACTTTCAGTATTATCTTGCATCGGTCCATCTTGTTCCGACCCACCTGACCCATTTTGTGGTATTAATAGATTGCCTACGTCGTGAACTGTGCCCTCTGCTATATCTATGCCGATTTTAGCCGCGTCGGCTGCGACGTCAGCTGATTTATTTATAATATTACCAGCTGTGTATCCAAACATTTTTAATATTTGTGAAATCAGGGGACCAAATGTATTCGTAAATAATTGAACCAAGTCTCCGCCTTCGGCTAATATATTTATGCCTAAAAATGACAATCCGAGCAATACTGCTAAAATCAAAATTATATTATTCTTAAATCCACTATCCACTGGTTCAACTATTTGTACGGAATCCATATACTATAATAATTTAATAAGTTCATCGTTTCTTTATATTTTATAAATTATAGTAAATGGGATATTTTAATTATGTCGAAACCATATTTTTAATTAGTTTAGGAATAACGTTTGGGTTGATATTGTTGTTAATATATCACTTTAAAGACCGCATTGTAACATCTGAACGAAAAAACGAAACCATGTTTGAAATTATAAATCATATGGTCACTGAAATCACGTCATTAAAAACGCAATTATTTAATCAATGTTCGTTTCCATTTTGTAAAACGAAAGTCGACGACGTTGCGAAAGTTGACGAAGTTGCGAAAGTCGACGAAGTTGTGCCTGTCAAAAAGATTCAAGTGTCCGACGAGGAATCCGACGAGGAATCCGACGAGGAATCCGATGAGGAATCCGATGAGGAATCCGACGAGGAATCCGATGAGGAATCCGATGAGGACAATATACAGTTAATTATTAAATTAAAAGACGTCGAAGAAGTGGAAGAAATGGAAAAAGTCGTTGTTGAAGTCGTGGAAAAAGTCGTTGTTGAAGTTGTGGAAAAAGTCGAGGTTGAAGTCGCGGTTGAAGTCGAAGAAGTAGAAGTCAAAGAAGCAGAAGACATAGAAATTAACGAAATCGATGACGATGAAGATGACGACGAAGAACATAAGGAATCACTCGATGTATATCGCAAAATGAATTTAGCATCACTTAAACAAGTTGTAATATCGAAAGGCATTTGCGCTGACCCGAGTAAACTAAAGAAAAGCAATCTAATTTCATTGTTAAAGTCATATTTGGAATAAAAAATAAAATATAGTATATGAACGGCTATACTACAAATAATCAATATCCTGCATTTCCGCCAATTATGGCCGACGGTAGGTCGCTCATTGCGTCTTGGCAACCCGAAGCCGTTATAAACGCGCAACTTATTAAAGAATCGGGAATTACGTCAAACTGGCAATATCGCAAATATTTAACAGAAAACTCCAAACGCATTAAAGACACGAATTTCAAAGAAGCGTGCAATGACATTGGATATTACAAGCGATTCGCCGATGACCCATCGCCGAGCACGCCATATGTTTATAAAACCGCATTTGATAATGCAACCCCAACTGGATATGCACATAGCGATTTAAAACAAATTTATTTATCACGTGAACAATTGGATGCCCGCAAACATACACCAAGCACAAATATATAAAGAATACGTAAGTATAATATAAATGCTCGTTCGAGATATTGAAATAGGGCAACTATATTGGATACAAATCGGCAATGCCGCTGCGTATTTAGGTGAATTGATAGAAAAACGAATAATTGGAGCAGGCGGGTCGGGGTTTCAAGAACCGTATTATAAAATCAAATTTGATACAGGCAAGGAATATATTATGGATTGGGATGTGCAACTCATAAAATAAAAATAATATAATAACAATCTTATATTATTTATCAAAATGCGAGTAATTAGTTTCGACGTTGGAATCAAAAATATGGCCTATTGCATCTTTGAAACCGATGGTCTGAAAATCGTGGATTGGAATATATTGAATTTATTGGACGAACCGCCGCCCCTGCTTTGTCAATGTATTACGAAAAACACGCAGTGTGGCAAAAAAGCCAAATACGAAAAGAATGGCAATTATTGCGAAAAACACGCCAAAACGGGTCCATATACAATCCCGATAAAACGCACAATCCATAAAATGACAATCGAAGAATTGCAACAATTATGCAAAGAATGTAATATTCAATGCGGCACAAAAAAGGCGAATGTCGAGAATTTAAAGCAATTCTTTAAAGATACTGAATATAATGTTATAAAAATAGTCAAAGTATCGGCGAATGATATTAATCTTATACAAGTCGGTCGAAATATGAATGCAGCCTTGAATAATATCGACATCGCAGCCATAACGCACGTCATTATAGAGAACCAAATCTCCCCTATTGCGACGCGAATGAAAACGATTCAAGGGATGTTGGCGCAATATTTTATAATAAAAACGCAAAGCGAAATCGAATTTGTATCGTCTTCCAATAAACTCAAAGATTTGATTGCAAATAAAACGGATTATAAAACAAAGAAAAATAATGGTATATTGTTTTGCGCTGATTTTTTAAAGAATGAATGCTTTGTTGATTGGAATATGTTACATAAAAAGAAGGACGACTTGGCAGATTGTTTTTTACAAGGCATCTGGTATTTAAAGCATAAAAAAATAATAACTTATGCGGAAGACTTAAAAATAAATAGTATATAATTATCATAATGGAAATAGTCGAAATTGGATTAAATGATTTAGAGGTCGATACCAAGAAGGTGAATTTCGGCACAGGCATCGAATTACTTATGAATGATAAACAACGGTCAAAATCCGCCAATATTAACATTGATTTAGGAGAAATCGATAAGTTAGAAAGCGATTTAAACGAATTGACGGGAAATTCAGGAACAAGCGATTCAAGCACAAAAACCTTAAGTGGATTCGCATCTAATATATTTAATTCGTTTTCGACAAAAACCGAACCCGTCGTTGGCGCAGCCACCGTTGAACAAGTCGGCACAACTAAAACGTGGGACGGTTATTCCAAAATCAATGAAGTCCCCAAAGAAACCGCGAATAGCACATTAAATGACCGTGAAAAACGTCGTAAAAAGCGTGCAATGCTTAAAAAGTTGGAGGAATGGAAAGACAAGGGGTTATTTAAAAACGGGTCACATTTTGATATGGATTCCGTCTTTGAAGAAGTCGAAGATGAATATGAAACCGCAATGGAAGATAAGCGAAAGAAAGACAGCGTTAAATTGCAGGGATGGTGGTTTATAACATTTATTAACTCCATTGAATATGCCAATACAGCATTCAATCCGTTTGACTTGAATCTAGATGGATGGGGGGAACAAATCAGCGAAGATTTGGATAGTTATGAAGATATATTCTCGGAATTGCACGATAAATATAAAGGCGGTAAATTGTCACCTGAATTGTCGTTATTGCTGCGTCTAGGATTCAGCGCGGCCGTTATAAATATCACGAATAAAGCGCTGTCGACCGCTACGCCTGGATTCAACGACGTTATTCGTCAAAGTCCTGAATTAATGAAGATGTTTACCAATGCGACGGTGGAGAGTATGAATAAAAACAGTCCTGAATTTTCATTTGCGAATAATGTATTGAATCCAGGTCCGCCACCGCCCGCTGTAGACCATCGTCAACCCGCCGCACGCCCAGGAATGCAATATACAAATCGACCTGACATTTCAATGAGTCGCGGCGCAATGTTTAAAGAGCAAGGCGTTGAATTGAATGGATATGAACAAAGCAAGCCGAGACCCGAAATGCGCGGACCCGTAAATACCGATATAAATAATATATTGTCGGGCTTAAAGACCAAGACTGTCGATATTCACGATAATGATGATTCAATGATTAGTATATCATCTTTGAAAGATTTACAGAATACATCTATTCCAAAGAAATCGAATCGGCGCAAAACATCAGAGCGAAACACCATTTCTTTAGATATATAAAATTGAAGCGTATTTTTTTAACAAATAATCTTTCAAAATGGAGGTTGAAAAATTATCACACGGATATACGCGTATTATATCAATTGATGAAATCAAAGAAAATCCGAGTTTATATTGGGGCGGAAATGGCGTCGGAGACCGATGGGCGAAAAAGAAGTTCAACTATACCGTTATTCGCAATAATAAAACACACACATATAGCGAAAATGAAGACGAAGTTCCATATGACGTTCTACATTCATTCAGGGAGACAAATAAAGGGAAAGGCATAATTGTACATTCGATGCGAACACATATTCAAAAACGACCGATTCGCACCGATATACGCAATACAATAATAAATCGAGAATGTGTGGTTTGTGGGTCGAAATCTGATATTATCTGCGACCATAAAAATGATTTATATAATGACCTGCGTGTATTACAGTTAGATACGCAATTATTAAGTGATTTTCAACCTTTGTGTAATCATTGTAATTTGCAAAAAAGACAGATTTGTAAAGAAGAACGAGAAAGTGGCGAATTATACTCCGCCAAACGTATTCCACGATTGCAATGTTATCCATTTGAATTTACGTGGGAAAAAAAAGCATTTGATGTTAATGATATAAATTGTAAAACTGACACGTACTGGTTTGACCCCGTTGCATTTGAACATAAAATATATTGTTATCTTCGAAATTAAAGTATTTCGTTGATTTTATCACAATATTCTTTGGAAATTTCGCATCCTTTGAACTGTCGGTTGGTTCTTTTTGCTGCAATGGCGGTCGTGCCTCCGCCCAGAAATGTATCTAAAACAACGTCGTTTTCATTGGAATGTTTTATAATTAATTCGCAAAATAATTCCAAACTTTTTTGTGTTGGATGAAACCTGTTTTTGCCGCCCTGTAGCGGAAATCGATATATACCATTATCGTATTTGCTATTGAATGTCGGTTTGCTGCCTTTTATACCGAGCAATGCAATTTCACGGCAATTCGTCAAATAATTTATACTTGAATTCAAAGGTTGCGGATTAGTTTTTACCCATTCAATCATTCTGATTTGTTTGAATTTATATTTCTCCATAATTTCTTTCAAATATGAAATCTTCCATAAATCAAAGAATAGGATTAGCGTTCCGCCATTCTTTAGTTTTTTGTAGAATTCACAAATAAACTGTTCCAATATATCCATCGTAAATTCGTTGTCCCAATCGCCATAATCCGTCTTGACACAATATTTTTTACCATATATTGTACCGTATTTCAAATACTTATCTTTGTTCGCATCGTCGAGATGGTGTTCTTCTTTATAAATCGACCATTCTTCTTCCGTTTTCACAAATTCCACCGCATTTTCTTCGTTTTGTTTTACCGTATTATAATGTTTATTCATCCCCGTTTCCCTTGAAATGATATAGGGTGGGTCGGTTAGTATTAAATCAATGGAACCCGATTCAATTGTAGATAAATACGCAAGTCCTTCTGTATTTTGAATATCAATTGTATGTTCTGTCGGTTCCATCATTTTTGCGTTATATTATTTTGTAAACTAAATATCAATTTTTTACGTAAAGAATATAAATATATAAAAATACAATATAAAATGGTTTATAAAATGGTTGCATTGGAGTTTATCTTTGAATTATATGGCACAATTTTATATAATGCAAAATTATTATACACCAATCCTATTGTTAAACGCATTGTCGACTCCATATCCGATTTTCATTCGCATTCACGTTATTATGTCCATAAATATTTGTTGAATTCCACGATTGAACCGTTTGGTGACTGGGTCAATGCATCATACGTCACCGATGCACGTTATGACAATTCTTTAATATTTGAAGAAACATATCGTGAATTCACAGAATATAAAGATTTAGTTGAGAATTATGACCCAGATGACGCGACTGATTCAATCATTGTGATTAAATACTCGGATATGTTCACGTCGCAATATGCAGTTACGCATCCACAACGCGTGGTCACCATACCCGCCGAATTGTCGACTGCGTATTTTTTAAGCATTGTATATACGCATCCATTGATGAATAACGTTATATATTTAAACATTGATAGAACGATGTTTGTGGTGGGAAACGAATTATTATCGCCAGCCTTTGTATTACGGAGTTTACATTATCAATATCCCATACATTTTTTAGATGAAACATTGTATTGTTTTGATAAAGATTATATTATAAAGATTATCGACCATAACGTGAAATTCTTTGAAATAACGAGTAATCAATATATCAAAATTACGAAAGATGGATATGACGTGGTCGATAAGGAATCCAAAGAATCGGATTCCGATGAATCCAAAAAATCCGAAGAATTAAACTTTGTTGTTCTATAACTAATATAAAGAGTAATTCAAATATAATACCACGGGATACACTGCAAAATACAATGAGTATTTTAACCCAACCTTGTTTGATTGATAAATGGAATTTATATTACCATTTACCACACGATAAAAATTGGGATACGGCCAGTTATAAGATGATTATGGCGCAAATTAATACACCAGTCGATTTGATTCGCATCAATGAAAATATGCCCGACAATGTGATTAAAAATTGTATGTTGTTTATTATGCGTGATGGCATAATGCCGATGTGGGAAGACCCGAAAAACCGCAATGGTGGGTGCTTTTCTTTCAAAATAATGAACAAGAGTGTAGGTCAAATATGGAAAAATCTGTTATATGCGTTGTGTGGAGAAACATTGTTTACCAATAAAATACACAATGCTTTAGTAAATGGTATTACTATTTCACCGAAAAAGAATTTCTGTGTTATAAAAGTCTGGCTGGAAAATTGCCGCGTTCAAGACCCGAATGTTATGATTGACATTCCCAATTTATCCAAACAAGGTTGTCTGTTTAAAAAACACGAACCTGAATTTTAATATATATATATATGTTATGTTTCAGTCGTTATTTGGGTCGAAAAAAACACCACCCCCACCAGTCCAGTCAGTCCCGTCAGTCCCGTCAACCAACACATCCTTACACTATAACTCACCCTTTCAATACGTCCCGCCAACCGTATCACCAATCATCGCATCCATTTATAACAAATATATTTGTGACATTGACGCAGTTAGCGCGGGGGATAGTATACAACTACACGGCGTTATATACCAGATTCACCGCATTGACAAACTACCACCCGACCTAAAAGACCTATATATAAACAAACTTAATTTCAATGAAAAAATGAATAAATCGAGTGACGACATAATGGCTGCAGATATGTTACGCTTACATGTTATGCGCGAACATCAAAACGACGAAATCCATGGATTTATATTTGCGTATATGATAGACGACAAACTTATGGGTATATTGGACCCAATGCTGAATAAATTTAAAAATAATTATAATGACATTAGGAGTTTTAGTGATGCTGGTTATATAATGGCCTCATCTGATTTTGAACAAAAATGTTCGAGCAAAGGCGGCAAATCAAAGAAGTCAAAGAAAAGAAAGTCAAAGAAAAGAAAGTCAAAGAAAAGAAAGTCAAAGAAAAGAAAATCCCGTTAATGTTTACATAATTCATATGTAAAAATTATGAACAATATAACCTACATTCCCAGTGAAAATATATTATATTATATATATGCCCAATGCAAACGACAATATTCTCAATGTAAACGACAATATTCAATTTGAGGGTCAACCCAAGTTAATCGGCAAAGTTATTGACAAAACAGACACCGCCATTAATATACTTATGCACGATTTAGGCATTGTTTATTCTTTTACGCAAAATGACAACATGCTGACCCCTCTCTCGGATTCTGGGCCCATTCGCGTTCAAACTGCATTTATAAAAATCGATAATGACCCATCTGTTATTACATATGGAACCAAACTTCATCCTAACGCGCTTAATTCCCCTACAAATTCTGTGAATCCCCCTACAAATTCTGTGAATTCCCCTACAAATTCTGTGAATCCCCCTACAAATTCTGTGAATTCCCCTACAAATTCGGTGAATTCCCCTACACATTCGGTGAATTCCCCTGCAAATTCGGTGAATTCCCCTAAAGCCATTCGTGTGAATCACCCACGTCGGATCCCTCCTCCTCCCGCACTTACATACGTCGTTGGTGACCCCGTTCTGCTTAACGCTGAAAAAATGTGGTATCCATGTATAATTAAAACGGTAAATGATGACGGCACATATATCGTCCATGGTGCCGCAGATGACACGGATGACACGGATGACACGAATGTTAGGGTTACTCAAATTCAACCTATGATGCCATATACAGTCGGAACCTCAATTCGCTACAGTTATCATAATAACATGCAAGATGGATTAATAACAAAGGTCGATGGCGACGAGATTACAGTTAACGACCACCAAATTAACAAAAACAGTATTGCACACATAAACAAACTGAACCCTAAAGGAGGCAAACGACAAACAAGAAAATGCAAACTAAAAACGCGAAGAAAATGCAAACTGAAAATCAGAAAAACAATCACACCTAAATCAAGACGGAGGAAGCGGCGCCAAGCATAATTTAATTTCGCCCAACGACGCCACATCGTATTTCACAATCAATGGTAAATCATTCCCAAGAAACATTTCCAAATGACTACACAACGGCGTGCATTTAATAAAATGACTCAAACTTTTCAAAGAAAACTCACCTTGAATAATAACCGAGGCATCGGGTTTCTGAATAAATTCCATATATCCGTCCGATTCCGACCGCGATATCTTGGAACTCGCAAAATTCCCCTCACACGAAAAAATCAAATCATTTCCAACTGATTTGATTTCAATTCTATCTGAAATGCCATTCAAATCCCGAATGATTTTCTGGAAATCCGACGTTGGCAAATTAATCACCGTGGAATATTCCACATTCGGCACCACCAATTCTTCCGTGTCTGGCTCGATTAATCGCAATTTCTGACTATAACACTGCTTAATATCTCCATTGTCATATTGCAACCCTAAATGCGACACAATGCCTTCGTGATAATCGCCGTTTTCAATATACATCGAAAGAGTGTCGTCATTCGACATAGTGGATATGACCTTGAATAAATGGAGGGTATTCGCACATACAATGATTTTATCGGGATGACATATATATTGCTCGAATTTCCGTGCCTGCAATTTGACATTGACCAGAATTGTATGCGTTTTATCGAAATTAATGATTTTCATGCCATCGCTGGTAAATGTGATGGTGGCATCGGTTAATATATCTTTGATTGCGGTAATCATATTACGAATGGGCTGGATTTGAACCGTTTTTATTGTTAATACATTGTTCTCCTCAATCATAATAAAATACTATTCGCATCCTTTTATATATATTTATTGAAATCTTTAAAGATTTTGAATGTTTAATCCTACGCGTATTACATTTTTTCCAAAAATCTATACAATTCACCAATTTTTTAGCAAACCCCCATTTGCCTCATCCAAAATATATTATTGCGCCTCTGTTATATTACAAATAACAATATTACTTTACATCTAATATTTACACCCAGATTGTCATTATACACGGTTATATATGGAAAAAGGAGTGGAAATCATTGCAAGGTTTGATATTTCAAATAAATTAACAATTGAGGAATATGATAAACTCGTACTATTAAAGAATCGGATGACATTAAAACCGCATACGTGAGAAAACGAATGTCAAATTACTGCATATGATGTCGTTTTTGAATGAAACTGCAATCTTACCCTATAAACTCCGAACATGCGTTAAACAAG